GTCAATATGGTCCTCAAGCCCGAGTTTCTTTACTACCTCAGACTCTAACCAATAGTATCCCTTGGTACCCACGACAGCGTGCCGCTTCCCATCGGATACTCGCATAAGAGTCATACCATATTCTTTTTCCATTGGGCAGAATTGCCCCGTTCTTCCGACATATGTGCTATTGAACAATTCTCCTTTCTCGTCCAATTGGTCTAGATAGAAGTCTGCATCAACTGCGGCTTTTGTTTCGCACATATCTTCGAAGAGCACGGGTTCTTTAGAGAACATGTTCTTGAAGACATACGGGTGACTGTACTGCGCACCAGTCGAGGTCCACTCATTAGCGTGCTTGCCGCCTTTTGTGCGAATGCCCTTGTCGTCATATTTGGCGATGTAGACGGCATCGTTGGCTAGGAACATCTTTGCATAAGTAGCCTCATGCTCGAAGTCATAGCCATACTGCTTGCCATAAGCGAAGACGAAGTCAACAATTTCCTGTGTAGCATCGGGGATCTTTATTGAGTCGGTCTTAATATGGGCGACAGTAAATCCACGGGCTTGCACCTCATGCTTCAGGTTGATCATGAAGAGCGCACCGCGCTTAGCGACGACATTGTCATTGTTGCGGGGATCTTTGAAGGGATTGTTGAATGCCGCCGAAGTTAGCCCATAAACGATGTTAAGGGCAATTTTCAGCGCATTTGCCAGGTTGCCGGATGCTTCTTTGTCAACTAGGTACTTCTCCAACACACCGCCGAGCATTCCCTTAGCAGAGTCATAATCCTTGTGCTTGATTGCAATGCGGGCATCCTTTAGGTCACTGTAATTCTTAGTGTAGGGTCCAAAGAGACCCATAAGAATAATAGACGACGGATGCATTGACGCGATGTCAAGTAAGGCAACATTCTTATAGACGCCATGCTCAGCATACACATAGCCGCCTTCACCAGGGTTTTCGCCTCGATAGAGGCTCTTACCGTGCTCGAAGGTATAACCAGGAAACAGCTTTGAAAGATCTGGGTAGATGAACTTATCCTGGGGATGATTGTCATTACCAAATATGATCTTGGCTGCATGACGTTGGGTTGTCTCGTTCATGCTAAGACCGCTCAACTCGGATAGGATCTTTCTTGCAACAACGTCTTCCTTGATGTGGTGATATACAACTTCCAAGGATCGGACATCGTTGCCGCAGTATTCAATTACTAGGGGTATTAGTTCTTCGGGAACTGGAAGGTTCCATGGGTGTCCTAACTCCTGGTGATGAATACCAAGTTCAATCTGCCATTTCTTCAAGGACTGTTTCTTTGTTGCCACGTCGTAGACATCCAAGTAACTGACATTGTACGCTTCGCCAAACAGGCAAGATCGATTATTACTAATGATCTTTTGGCTAAGCCTGTACAGATCTTCAATGCTATAACCCAAATAGCAGGCATACAGCATGTGGTTGTCATAGCGACGATTGTTGAATCCAACGGTCTTTAACTTAAGAAGGTGCTCAATCTCTTGAGGGGTTGGATTAAGAAGGTTGACCATTTGGTCGTCCCCCTCATATTTCCAACACACAAGAAACATATTGCTAAAACACTCGACGTCGTAAAAAACTACCCTATCTTCTTCTTGAAATCCCTTATCCACGCTTGGCTCGACAGACGCAAACTTCATCTGAGTTACCCGGCGGACACAATACTCCTTTTGGTTAGTGCTCCGCATTGCGAAAGACAAGATGCGACCACGCATGTCTGAGACATCATAATGCATCCCTGATTTGGTTGCCTCTTCAAGAATTGTATAGATGAAGTCAATACTCGGACGGGTGCCTGGATGGATCTCTTTTGCCAGATTCTTCTCGATCAGGTTGCGAAGACCCATCTCAGATCGGACTACTTTGTCGTTGATCACCTTCTCCTCCTTTAATGGGAGTCCACCGTTTAAGGTAGCTACCGCGAGTTTGTTGCATTTACTTAGCTTGCGACGAAGGGCAGCGTCACCGTTGAAGACTTTTATCTCGATGCCAGGCGAATATAGGTTGCTGAGCCTGCTTGCGTCACCGGTGTAGAAGTAGTGAAGATGTAGACCCTCGCCACTCTTACTCAGTTCAGCATATGTTGGAGGCCAACTGCTAGCAGCTTCTAGGACCCTTACCACAGACTTGTATCCTTTTTCATCTTTCATATCAAAATCGATAACGATGTGGGTGGTTTCCCCCGGTTCTGGAAGTTGGACATAGTGCAATTGAGTTGTATCCAAATCCCACAATTGTGTTTTTACGTCGATCCATCGCTTCTCCGGAGTACCAGCGTCATTAGCATACTGTGCAAGACATATTCCGCACATCTCGTCGAACAGGGAAGGCCCTTCTTCTAGAACTATCCACGACTCATTCTCTTCTTTACCAACCAGCTCTTGCTCAGTAGAGAATTTATCCGCACGAAATCCTTGGTAGTAGTTTCTAACCTGCTTACCTTCGACTCGTGTTACGTCGTGTAGTTTTACGAAGTAACTTCGCAATTCTTCGCGGAATTTATACTTCGGCTCGATCCGGTCTATCTTCGACTCAGAGCAATACTGCTTATACCAGTCATACGCCTGAGTTAGAGTTGCACCATCCTGAGTTTGGAACTGCTCGAAATACGACTCAACATAGTTGAAAAAGATATTCGTTTCAAACATCATGTCTACTGGTTTATACAGGGCGTAATAGTTCTTGCCCAATTTCTTGTAAACCTCCAGACAGTGCCAAGCGATAGCGCCCAACTCGAAGTCTATCCGAGCTACGAGGTCGTAATACTGTTTTACGGGGACCTTACGGCCTGAGGGTCGAACATCGATAAGACGACGGATAAGACCCGATTTGGCATTGGTGATCTTAACAGGGCTGTTCGTTCCCATGAATAAGAAACAATTGAAAGACATCATGTAAGGCGTCTTATATTTCTCGTTCATGTTCATATTATCGTGCCCAACAAGACTGTTAAACATTGTGTTGGTTTCGATCCTGGATAGATCTCCATCGTGATCAATTGCTACTAAAGGATTGTTCTTTAGTATTTCCAACGCAAACGAATTGTTATTTGAGGTTATCGCCTTCGCATCGAATGCACTGTAATATCCTTCGAACAACTTTTGCACAATATTTAAATATGTTGTTTTACCAGATCCGCCCTCGCCGTACAAAACAATAAACTTTTCGATCTTCTTCGAGTCGCCGGATATAACTGCTCCAATACCCCACTCAAGCTTCTCTAGCTCTTTAGGTTCGTACAAGGTTGTCGAGAGTTCCGTATATGCAGAATGATCGCCCTCGGCTAAAGAATAAGGTAAGCGTTTGCTTACATAATCCGATTTGCTTGTTGGTGTGTTGGTAAACGTTAACTTCTCGTCGATTTGGTGTGATGAATCGGCAAGTTTTGATAGATAGGTTTTGAACTCAGTCCATCTTCCGGAACTGAATTCCTGCATCGACTTAACGACAACTTTGGCGCCAGGGGTTGTTTTCTCGATCTCCTCCTTTCTTGCAAAGAGATCTTCATCAACCAAGCGTCGGAGTTCATACTCGTCGGTGCTCCATAGTTCTTTCGCTTTATCCCACACAGCGTAGAACTTTGAACCTCTCACCATCATGTCGTGAGATCTGACAACCCTAAAATCGGGCGACAGTTCTATTTTTCCTGATGGTAGGGTGCGTTCTTTTATCTTGTAAAAATCCACTCGTACGACTCCTTTCAAGAGTTTGTAAAAACCCCGGTGGGATAGTTTTGTTACAATGTTACACTTTTTTGTCCAAAACTATTATATATATTATATATATTCTATAAAGAGTTTATGACGTTAAAAGTGTAACATTGTAACACGACCCTCCAAAAATGGCCTAAAACGCCGATTTCGCCCGTCGGATAGTTTAAAAACACCCAAAAACGCGTAAAAACCCCGGTGGGAGAGTTGTAAAACACCCTAAAAACCCCGGTGGGAGAGTTGTTTTTGTTACATCTTTTGTCACAAAACTGTAACATAACCATTTTCGACAACTATCCCACCGGGCCTTTTTCAGACCCCTTTTGAAATAGTACCGGTGGGAGAGTTGAGTTCTGTTACAAACGGTCAAAAGTGTAACACGTTTGTAACACGTTTGTAACGGCTTTACCGGGCCTTTTTCAACTATCCCACCGGGCCTTTTTCAACTATCCCACCGGGCCTTTTTCAACTTTCGTTGATAAACTTCTCCAAAAGGTTCTGCTCGGGAGCCAGGAAACGATCGCAATACTCCACCCAAGTGATCCCCATATCCTGAGCCCGCATCCGCTGCACGCGCTCGTGGCTCGACATCCAGTGCTTCTTCGAAGCGGCGTTCGCCTTCGTCGGAGACATGTGCCCAACGATCTTCGGCCCGTGTTTGGTCCCGGTGTGCTTGCCGGATTCATCCTTCACCAGACGTTTGATCACTGCCAAATGCCGCAGCTTATCATTCCACAACTTGTTCCATGCTTCACCCATTTCGAATCTCCTTAAGCCAAATACGCCATTGCCTGATACCAGATGTCCACTTTCCTCTGGTCTTGATTGGACCACTTCAGCGGGAATAACCCTCCGCCCCTACCAAGTTCATCGTACTCGCGATTGAAGAACTTATCGATCAAGTCCTCATTTCTCGACATCGCCTCATGGAAATAGGCATAGTCATCTTCAATCGCCTTAAGCCCCATATTCCCTACCATAAGCCAGAAGTAAGCGGACACCGAGAAGTTTTCAAATCTCTCGGCGCCGATATACTCCAGTCGTCTCGCCAGTGCGACCAAGCACTCCAGCAAAGATGCGTCTCCGGTTAAGGGATTAACTTTTGGAGTGTCGCCATCCTTCTGCAAGAATTCCCAACGCAGGCTAAGACCGTCCAAATATCGGTCTTCATCGCGGGGGACTCTTTTCGAGAATTCGAACTTCTGAATATGGAGCTCCCAAACAAACTTAGCGCAGTTGTTCTTTGCTGGACTTACGTCGATTTGAGCGCAAATCCAATCGAAGTATTCAATCTCAACTCGCGCGCTTCGCCGTTTTCTTGCGAGGCTGATTGTCATTTGCCGCCCTCTTCGCTGCCACGGCAGCAACTTTTGCCCGAACCCGAGCGTCGTTCTCGTCATAGCGCAGAGCGACGACCAGGAAGGCCTTCTTCGACCGAGTTACCTCGTAGTCCACGCCCTTCTTCGCGTCGCGGACGTAAACCAGGTCGGGATCATCGACAAGCTTTCCAAAGCTGACCAGGGCATCAATGCCAAGAACTTCTTCCGGGTTCGGGATTACTTTGTCGTCGTCATCCGCGAGAACATCGTCAGCCTCGTAGTAAGCGTACTGCACGAGTTCGTTGCCGGTCTCGCCGTATTGGTCCTCGCGAATAAGCTCGGGACCGTCCAGCGGCTTGGTGACCGGCTCGTCTTCCAACAACTTTGCAACCTCTTCAATCGGGGGGTTGACATGGCCGCTTTTCTTCGCCTTCTTTTTGGCCGGGGCAGTATAGTCGACAACCTGCTGGGGCTCTTTTTTAACTGGCTTGTCTTCCTCAGCCTTCGGGGTCCCATCCCAATACTCGTCGGCCTTGTCGTTGGCAACCGCAGTTTCAACAATCGCCGTAGCCAATGCCTTGGCCTCGTGAACCTCATAAACATATTTCATCCTTTCTGCATCGATCCGGTCTTTCTCAAGCTGGGCTTGCCACTCAATCTCTTCATTGATAGCAACCCCTAAACGTGCTCCAAGTGCTCCGCCAAGCAGAATAAACATTGCCAAACGCATTCCTTCTCTAGCCGTATCGCCAATCATTTGGTGCTCTCCTTTATGAAGTTGTCAAAAGGGTAGGGCCCGTCGTTAAACAGTCCCTCCCACGATTCGATTCAGATCTTAAATTTCAGCAAGCTGAGAATCGGGCCGTCGACGTTGAAGTCGAGGACTGCGCAAGATTCTTGCCCCGCGCAGAAGGCCTGGTTAACCGTATCCTTCAACCCGAAGTCGACATAGTCATCGTGCTTACCATTGTAATACCACCCAACGCTCCATCCTGCTTCGGTTTCTTCGAAACCCAGCATTCGGTAGACGTCATTCAAGAAGATATGACCGCGGCTTTGCAGAGTCCAATTGGCCTCACGCTGAATTCCTTCCACGAACGCCAGATTTGCCCAGGGCGTCGTGCGGAAATGGACAGGACTGTTGATTTTATCAAAGATCCTGGAGTAGTCGCTCAGGCCGTTGTCGTCGAAGTGCATCTTCCATTTCTCGGGGGTCTCAACTTCGCCATCCTTGCCAATCACAGCAGGTTCGGAGACCTCGGTCGCATTCAACCGGATCATATTCTCGCGATCGTCGCCAACTTCCTTCTGGACACGACGGCGATACTTCTTGAACGAACTATCCAACAGCGTATACGCAGCGCTAACAGCCACCAGTTGGCCATTGAGCATCTTGTATCCGCCCAGGATAGACACCAGGCTTACCACGCCGACAGTCGCAGGCAGAGCGTAGAGTTTCCCGACGTTGAGCCACTTCTTGGTGTGCGCCAGGAGAACGTCGCGCTGCTTGTTTTCTTCGGTGTAGATCGCGCCCTTCACCAAACGCTTTCCGATCGAGAGATCGGAGTCTTCTTCAACGCGGTCAATCTCTTCGTCACCGTCCCACAGGGTGCGATCAAGGTCATACGTAGCCTTCGAGGCTAGCACGACAGTCGCAACCATACCAATACAGCCACCGATAATCATCAGCATCGGGCCGTTCTTCTTTGTCCACAGTTCAGTGCGACCGAGGGCGAAGCGCCCAGCGGCCAAACCTTTTTCAAGAATTTTGATCATTGCCTATTTTCCTTTTTTCTGTTCGCGCTGTTTGCGTTCCCGCTCTTCGCGATCTTTCTTGGCCCGCTCCTCAAGGATACGGTTTGCACGCTGGCGCATAATCTCAGCAGCTGCCTGCTTGTTCGCCCAGGTCAAACGGTTGGCTGCGTCGAGAGCTTCATCAACCTCGTCGCGGTCGTCGTCGGTATTTTGTTTGTAGGTCATTCGTCGTTGTCCTCGTGATTAGGTGTTAGGGACTTTTTGTGTTTCTTTTCGACCCAGTCCTTCGCCGTTGCCTCTTCTGAAGGAAGCGGGTAGCGTTTTTCCAATCGGTATTTATCCACGAACCGTGCCTGAATTTCCTGGTCGTACGGATATTCCGAAGGAAACAACGTTGGCTGAGTATTGCGAAGCTGCTCTTGAAGTTCTTCAACAGTAATTCCAGCCAACGGATGATCCCGCTCCCAAATTGCCTGACGCAGATACACAACCATGTCCAAGGCTTCCTGGTAAGCGTCCCACAAAGCATCGCGCTTGTTGAAGCCTTGAAGGGGTCCGCCATGTTTGGCTCGCCCCATCTGGTCCCGCTCTCCCATTTCCTTTCGCACGATGTCCCAAATTGCTGGGTTGTTGTTCCGGACAGGGGCCGGTTCATGCTCAGTTGGGCTGCTCATCTAATTCTCCAATCTCGTAAAGTGCTGCGTAGACAGACATTTGTGCAGTCATTTCGAAGATCTCCTTTCAAGATCAATCATTGCCGACGCCCAATAGGCGGTAGCTTTCATTAGAACTTCTTGGTCCGTAGTTATGGTCTGCATGTAAGTGTACAATTCTTGCGCAGACATACCCGGTTCCCAAAATATGGTCATTTCTAGGGCGAGTAAGATACCCGCCCTAGCGACTTCAACTCTGCGATCGACATAACCTGATGGAAATATTTCTTCAAGCATTTTACCTCCGTAACTGGTGAGGCTCCGGCATGTGAATAACAAAACCACCTGAGCGGTCGCGCTCAATATAAGACTCAGTCAGATCGTCCCAACCCCAGGAACTATCGACGAATTTTGAGGGCTCGTCGATGGCGGTGAAGAAGGCCGCCACACTGACTTCCCCGTACTCGTCGATCTGCTCGGCCAATGAGTTAAGCGCGTCTTCAGCTTCTTGTCGACTTCCAATGATGTACTCGTCTAACTGATATCTGTTGCGGTTAGGGCGAAAGCGCGGCTCATCGTTGGACTCCCTCTTTCGGGACATGGAATTATAAGGAACGATGCTCCTACCGTTGGATGGCCCACGTGAATCTCTTCGGCCACGAGGCTCGCCCCATAACGCCGTGTCTGCCATGTCAGAGAGAAGGGTTTTGGCCGCGGGTATCATGACATCCCACATCAAGTTTTGCAGCAACTCCTTGGGCTCGACACCGAAGAAGGTCTCGGTAAACCGAGTAATCAAAGAGCGACGCTTTTTCTTAACTGGATTGACAACCACCTTCTTTGCCATATCCTCAGCGGGTGGCTTTTGCTCTGGCGCAGGTTTGTTAAAGCGTTCACGACGGGAGTTACCCGGAAATTCAGGACGGACAGGAACTGTCATTTGTTTCTCCGCATGTACGCAATTCGTAGGATGATTTGGACGAGCCACATGAATTTGGAAGGGAGATACTTCTCCGAGAAAATCCACATGCTCGTGTCGTTAACGCACCAGTCAAGGCCCAGCGTCCGGGACTTACGTCGCCAGCCGTCGGAGTCCTGGAACAGTATAAACTTCCAACGGGCTTTCTCGTCGAACGAGTAGGCGCCGCTGACGATGAGAATCTTTTTCAAAGTTCGATCTCCTTCTTCAAATCTGACGGGCAGACCCTCGTGCAATCCGGTCTCGGATCGTCACGGTCTTCCACCAACTCGTTATGAGAATATCCGAACGGCCTCTTAGCAATATCCCACGATCCGCACCATTCCGGCAAGCGCACCTTGGTTCCGACAGCGATTGGTGAGTCGCCATTGTCGTGCCCCATTTGCCAGCAGGACGAGCAGGACACACCTTTCATAACAATCCCTTCGCGATCGCTGGTGGGCTTAATTTCGACGTAGAAGCCGGTGCACCCGTGGTTGTTCAAAGGTGTCTCTTCGAGGTAGATCCAGGCGGCTTTCTCGCGCTTTTCGTCGAGATCTTTCAACGCTTGCTCAATAGCGCTCCCAACACTTACAAATTGTTTAGGCATTAATAATCTCCTTTCAAGAGAAATATGGTAAGATCAGATGCCAAGTTTCCTTGGCACCCAACCTTCAACTACTTTTTCTTATCTTTGTAAAAAGCCTGAACTTCTTGATAGACCGCGACGGTCTCTTCGACTTCATGCTCGGCGAACCGGGCCACGCTTTCTGCCAATATACCAGTAATCACCACTTCCCCGATGCCAGTCAAGATCTTTCTAAAGACCGACTGCTTGTCAGGCATAGTGTCGATTACTATATTATGGACGACAACGTGTATCCCAGCCGCGGAGATGGCTCTTACGATACTCTTCGCTAACTTCTTTCCTTCCATGCTTCCTCCTAAACAGAATATAGTTCCATTATAGGCGAAGTTCTACGCGCGCGTTAACTCGTTCAAGACAGTCGTGGTGGCATTTGAACCAGCGTACGGACGCTCCATTTTCAAACACTGCCATCTTTTCACCCCACATCTTCACCTTGATCCCGCAATAGTCGTAGTACATTTTAATCATCTTGGTCCACTCGCTCATCGCTACGGATTCATTAGAGACAATAACAGGTAATACGGTTATGTTTGGTGCAATCAGGGTAATGTGGAAGTGTTCGTCTTCCTTAGGCTGAGGTTCCTCTTGACGCGTCTCCCAAAGGTGCACCCGTTTTGAAATTGGGTTGTTAGACATTAATCCTCCGAGAAAGAAGGGTAGCCTAAGTTTTCACTCAGACTACCCTTCAGACACCTACTCCACCGGAACTTCGGTGGGTTCGACAGTTTCCTCGACCTGGCCGGGTTCGGTTTCAACAGACGATTCGATCTTGTCGGCGCCAGCTTTCAAAACACCGGCGACCGCAACAGCGATCCCGATGCCAGCAAGCGTAGCACCACCAACAATCATCTTCTTCTTGTTCGAAACGAACACCAGGCCCTTAGCCAACGTATCAGTCAGTCCCATTTCATCCTCCAATCAAAAGTATATGTATCAATATAAGCGTGGTTTTTTACGCGTCTACAGAAATGACAACTTGGTTCCAGACGGCAAGGGCATCGGGCGCTGCATGTATTCGAGAGTAATGCACGGCGTATTGTCCGCAGCAAGTTTCGCGCCGAAGTCAATATTCAGCATAAACTCGTCGACAGTTCCGTTCTTGACAGACCATCCGACCAGATCTCCAAGACCAGTGACCGGAAGACCCAAGGCGCAGTACCATTCGTTGGCCGTCTTGTACTGGCAGCGCAGAAGGTCTTCGTTGAAGTCATTCATCTTGCGCCGGACGGTCTCAATGTCGCCTTTGAAGTAGCGCCCAGAGAGTCCGTCGTAGCATAACGTGTCACCACCAGTAAAAATGATCTGGGTGTTGTTGATCGGAGTTGCATCGAGCTTGTCCTGCATGATCTCGCCTCTCAACTCCTGTTCCTTCTTCTCGCCAACCTTCTCAATGATCTTTTCGCGGTATTTCGTGATCGTCGTCTCGGCAAGCCCGTACAAGGCAGCCAGAGCCGAATATCGTTTTTCCCCAATAGAATGGGCGGCGACAATGCAAGCGATCGTTGCTAGGCCCATCCCAGCCGCGGGGATGTAGTTTTTCCAGGTGAGAAGGGCTTTTTCTTTGAGTGTCAGATCCATTGGAGCGGGATAACCTTCAACTGCTGTGTCCCGGTCCAACTCGTTTCTGATCATAAGAGCAGATTCAATCCCAGCATCAGCAGCCATGACAGCAGTGGTAACAACTCCGCCAACTGCGAGAGTGGTCAGGATGGTCGTTGAGTGCTCTTTACCAAAGCCTGCTATCAGGCCAAATATGTTACGTGCGTTGGTGATGTTCATTTTTACCTTCCATAAAGGTCTTAGCACAACTTTTGATAGTCTGTCCAAGTAAAACAGGAGAAAAACCAGTCGCGGAAGCCAGTTCTATGATTTTCGAACGTTCTTCTTTCGTGAAACCCATGGCCCATAAATCTCGTTCGTCTTTACTAATAGGGATTGGCTCCGAGTCGCTCATTTCTTATCCTCTAAATATAAGACGTTTTGCAAGTTCATTTATCGTCCTCCAAATATAAAACATCTTCAAAATAGTCATAGCCGACCAAACGTCCGAAGACATCGGTCATGGGGATACGTTCCAGGCGAGCAGGTCGTCCGGTTGAATCGAGGTGGTCGACAGCGAAGGACGTGTCGTAGTTAGTCCTTGAAACGACGACGCTGGTTTGTCCCTTTGGGACGAGTGTGACAGTTGTTTTCTCGCTGTATTCGTTAGAGAGTTTCTTAAGAAAAGAGCACAGTGTATAAACCTCCATCGGTGTCTTAGGAAGTGGTCTGTCGCTCATTTCTTATCTCCCCAATATAAGGTGTTTGTTTCTTTGTCGAAACCCAAACCGAGTCCAAAGACGTCAACGATTCCATAGTAAGCCGGTGGGTAATGACCTTCTCTTACGTTCACAATCCGGGTCTCGTTATTCAGGCCTTCTGCGAGTAGCGTAAAGAGATTATGAAGCTCGTGGATTTTTTGACGGCGAAGCCATTCAGCACGGTAAACTCCGAAACTCGTCTCAACATTCTTGCGTTTCTCGTTTACGCATTTTTGGCAGGTGTGGAACCAGTTCTCCGCCATTAAGTTCATAGGAATAACTTTCTGGCAAACACTACAAACGTCAAACTTCGCCGTTGCAGCGCAATCGAGATGCATTGAGAGAACTTTTCTTTCCATCGTTCCACCGCCCAAGGTTCCCGTTAGATAACGATCGCCTTCAATTTCTTTAAAGCACAACGCGCACACTGGTTTTAGTTCAGGCATAATTGTCTCCTTTCAAGACAAAGAATATAGGATAGGTAGTGGCAAACGCTGCTACCTCTCCCCTCAAATATGGTTAGATCTTGTTGAACAAGACGTTGTTGATGATCAGATGCCGGACAACGCCGTCAGGGTCTGTGATCGTTTTAACGTTGATCTTGTGCGGCATCAGGTTGCGGGCCGCTTGGAAACCCCGGTCGTACCCAGCACTGTAATAGAGAACAGCGACGGTTCCAAGAACAATCCCTAAGGTTGTCGTTGGATGTGCATAGGCGAACTTTTTAACTTTACTTCCAAACTCGTTCCAATCCATGTCAATCCTCCATCGAAAGTTTTTAAGAGAAGTAGCAGCAATTGCACCCGAAGGCCCGGCCCCTACTTCTCTCATTATAGCCGTGGTTTTTTACGCGTCTACTTAACCTTCCACCAAATACTGCCGGACGCCGTCTTTGCCTTGTGGTACTCAAGCGTGGAAAGCTTGTGCTTGAAGTGGTCCCCAACAACATGCTCATCGCCGTTGCTGTCGTTGTAGAAGGTTGCCTTATTCTCGCCAACCTGAACCCAAAGCATCTCAACTATCACTTCATCATCGTCATTATCGATAACACGCCCACAGCGCTTAGCCGAGATCAGGCCCTGGTTGCCTTTCCAGTTGGTGCCTTCCAGTTGGATGTCTTTCCATACGAGTTGCCCGATTTCGAGTTGCGACTTCACGAGCTCAATCTTCTGCTCGTAATCCATCTTCGCCAGCGACAGCTGACCTTCCGGAGTCTGAGACCAGCGAAGAGCGTCCATTTCCTTCGCCTTCTGATCGACCAATTTGGCGACATGCGCCCGTGATGCACAGTTCTGAATACCAGCCATTTCTAACACTCCTTCAAAAATTGAAAATAGTGAGACTAAGATATGTTAACGTCCAAGCCGTAATGCCCGGAATATTCTTGACGTCAGAATTGTAACTCATATCTTACTCTCATAATAGCATATGATTTTTACGCGTGCCAAAATGGGAGGACACGTTTCTGTGTTCCCATTTCCTTACACTACCCTCCGACGACTTTATGCCAGTGTTCGATGATCCGGTTGCGCATCTGCTCGGCCTTCCGTGCGACGTCGATGATGAACTCAATCATCTTAATCAGCATCCACAGAAAAACCACAGTCGCATAAACCTTTCTCAAAAACTTCCGCATTTAAAACTCCTTCGACAAAAGTATGTGTATCACTATATGCTCAGTTATTTTAGCGTGGATATCGCTTAAGAATATCCAGACCTTCCGACCACATCTGATTGCACACCTTGTCGATCTCCACTAAACCTCTGTGAAGTTCCCAACTCGGTTTAAAAGACACAAAGCACCAGACCATCATAATGAGTGTTATCAATCCCATTAGGATAGTCACGAAGACCAGGGCAATCAGCCCAATGACCCACTTCCAAATCCACCAGATAGTTTTCATTCTTCCTCCAAATATGGTTAGGCGAAAAGAGGAGGACAGGTTTCCCTGATTCCTCTTTCAAACAATTAGTTCTTGAACAAGCTGATCTGGCGTTCGATCAAAGCGAACAGCATCTTGTAAAACCGAACAAACACGTAGACAGACAAAGTCATCGAGACGCCGCAAAGCGCCATGTAGACAATGAAAGCAACGAGAATGCTCCGAATAACTTCGGCGCTGATAACGATGTTAATTCCGTCAATCATTTTTAACTCTCCCAAAACTAGAATATGTTTCATTATAGCAGTGGTTATTTACGCGTGCGAAAATGGGAGCCTAAGTTTCCCTAGACCCTCCATTTCCTTAAATCACTTAGTCATAAACCGGATTTCTTTCCATTGATCGGATATAACCACGACGAAACCGTTGAGACTTATTTTGAATCCTTTCTTGACCCCGCCGGTGCGACCGTATGTGAATATACCAGTGACGAACACCGGAAACATTACAACAATACTAATCGCGCAGGCGACAATCGCCAAAGCAGTCATAGCAATCCACAACCAAATTTTCAACGCGTCTAACCAAACACCTAACAGAAATTTACCCATTTCATTCTCCTTTAGATTTAATTTCATTATAGGCGCAGTTATTCTCGCGAAAAAGGGAGGAGACGTTTCCGTCGTTCCCCTTTTTGAATTATTTCTTTTTGAACGATTTTCCAACAAAGTAGATAACAACAACGATGGTTGCAATGACGAGCAGGGCTTTACCCAGCACAACGAACATTCCGACACCAATCACAGCGCTTTCTAGCATTTTAGTTTTCTCCAAAAAATAGATTTAATTTCATTATAGGCGTGGTTTTTTACGCGTGTGAAAATGGGAGGCTGAGTTTCCCCAGCGCCCATTTTTGAACCTACTTCCAAAAATCGTTCTCAAAACAAGTCTTAACATTCGTCCCTGTGTTAAAGCAGACTGGGCCCCATTTATTTGTGGTTTCATCAACCCGGCTAATAGCCGAGCTAATTAAAGCCGCAATACAAATGGTCGCCACGACCAAAATCAACACAACGATTCGTTCCGTTTTCTTGTTCATTTCACACTCCTTTTTTGAAATATGTTTCATTATAGGCGTGGTTATTCGCGCGAAAGAGAAATGCTAAGTTTCCCTAACATCCCTCTTCCCCATATCCCTTATGGCTTACTCGCCGCGTTTCTTCTGCGATCTGTTGTCAGCGATAAGATAGACAATCCCACCAAGAATAAACATCCCGAATAAGGCGCCTCCTACTTGAATAGTAGTGTTTTGGCGAATTATTCTTTGCTGATTCTTTTGGATCTTTTCTAGCTCGTCCATGACCTTTGCATCAACAACCGTAAACTGCTGCATAGTACCTCCTTTTCATAGAATATGTTTCACTATAAGGGAGGTTATTCACGCGAAAAAGGTAGGCTAGGTTTCCCCAGCCGTTCCCTTTTGAACTACTTCCAAAATTGCCAGAATTTCTTCGGTTGTTTGATTTGATAAAATGTCAGTTCAAGATTCAAGATTTTGATTCTCCGTTCGAGTTTACTTAAGCCGTATTCATGCGCTGTGATCGCTGCTGCTCTATTAGCAGGATCTTTCATGCTGAAAATGCTCAAATAAAACTCGTCAAGAGATTGATTCGTGATCTTTAGATCTGATATTTCCTTGCCCAATCTTTCAAGTTCAGTCATCTCTTTCTCCTTTTAGATTTAGTTTCATTATAGGCGCAGTAATTCGCGCGTAACCTATTTTAGGAATTTTACTCCGCGGGATTTTTTCGAAAAACGGTATGCTAAGTTTCCTTAACATACCATTTCCGTACAACTTCTTGATTCGACTCAAACACGTCCCTTAAGGACAAAGCTAATGGCCTTGCTTGAGATCACCCTGAGTTGTTCGTACTCAAGGATGACCACGATTCCGAGGATATTCGTCACGGCTACGATAACCGTATCCATGCTAAACGACGGTTTCGACTTTGCAGTCGTAATCGCGTATAGCGCAGTTAAGTTATCTGTAGCGTGCAAATACTCCTCGCTACCGACGGTCATCTTTGACATCGCTGTCAACACATGAATGACCTCATCATCAATTACCAGTTTCTTTACTTCCTTCTTACGGAACCACATTTAATGCTCCTCTCAAGATGTACTTCATTATACCGTACGTTATTCGCGCGAACGGGTGTTATTCGCTTGTACGTTCCATGGCTTGTCTGGCAGCCTCAATTTGAGAAATCTCGACCTTGTATTGGGCGTTGCTAATCCCTAGGAATATTCCCATGAAAGTGTCGATTGCGGCGATAGTTCCGATTACCTGGTCTCCATATTGGAAACCCCAGATCGGACTTAACGCGACGGTGATTGTTCCAATGGAGGGAAGCAGGTATTGAGTGAAGAACATCAGAATGTCGTAAGTCTCTTCTGTCATTTTGATTATTAGACCAGTGCGACGTTCTTGAGTGGGAAAGGTTTTGATGTCTAGCGCAGCGGATCGCTTTAAGAGTTGTCCACCAAGGGACTTAACATCGGCCTGGTATTGTTTGTTCCCCATTCCAAGAACGAACCCCAAGGCAGAGTCAATAGCCATGACGGATAACACAATCTCGTCCCCATAAGGGAAACCCCAGATCTGTGTCAAGGCGAAGTACAGGGTTGCCAAGCCTGGTAAGAGATACTGGGCAACCCATTTCAAACGGTCGTAAGTTTCATTTGAGATCCGCATCTTTTCCTTCCTCGTGCATAGCCTTCTCAAAACGTGACTCAATGATCTGAAGTTTCTTAACTTCGGTCATCACACGCTCTGCGGTTCCGTTTCCGCCCAATTCCTTGTAAGGGACGAAGAGATAATCGTGTAAATTCTCAAACTCATCCCGAGTTATCTGACCTTTCTCCAAAAAGTGGAATTCAAGCCAGATAATCCGGTCGTGAGCGATACCCATAAGCAGTTTGCGTTCCAAACCCCTCGATTCGTTCAGTTTTGACATAAACAGCCAAAACCCCGAGGACATCAGACCCGCGATTACGATAGAAGCGAGTATTTCTAGTAATTTCACTGTATCCATAGATTTTCCTCTTAAACCAGCGGCTTTACAGCGCCAAGGTCGTCTATAAGACCGACCCACTGCCCTAGCACGGTCACAAAAGCCTCTTGCTGAGTCTTGGTCATCGCAGAATACTTAATCCCAGAAAGAGCAGTCAAAGTTGCTTTTAAAGCATCCCGTTCTTTCTTTTTCTTCTTTCCAGAGTCCCATTTCGCGCTACTCTTAGGCATTTTGGGTTCACTTACCGCTGGTTTAGCCATTTGGAGCCTCCGGCCAGACAACCTCGTCTGGAGTAGCGTAGGTTTGCGGCAAATCGCGCAAAAGTTGTCGATATTCTTGCCAATCTTGACGCTCGGTAAGACTAAGAACGACATCGTTTGCCTGCGTCCAATCCGACTTGGATATTAACTCAGCGCGATGGCTTCGCACCAGCTGCCATTTTGATTCTTCGCTAATCTCAGGATTCAACACCCAGAGTAGACTAGACATATTGGCCTCCAGTAGCGGAACTACCGGCAGCATTTCCAGGAAAGTACGTTGCACCGCCAGCTGTCGTATCGATCACTGAGTTCTGGTTGACTACGTAGTAGGTTCCTAAAGCATAGGCCTTGTTGGTGAACGTCATGCCAACAGCGTAGATAATAGAACACTTCGTCGCGTACGCCCAGATCCCAATGTTGGTGGTATTAGTGGTGAAGGTGATTGGGGCTGCGTTGGCGATCATAATACTGTTTACAGACAGCAACCAGTGAATCTGGCAGGTGCCAGAGACTGTGTAACCGCCAATAGATACGTAGACGATAGGACCGTTACTTAGGTCGAAGTGATAGGATGCGCAATTACCAAAGTTCAACTTCTCGACAGTTACCTTGATCGGGGCGATGAAGCAGAAAGCGCTACCCGTGGTCGTCGTTTGAAGTTTGAATCCTTTGATGTTCCAACTTCCGCAGTAAGTAGTGTTTGTAAAACAGTGAGCAGAGGTAGTCGAGATTACGCAGTTTGTAGGCGTAGTTAGATTGCCGATGATATCGACATAACCACCGCCAGTAGTGGGCTTTAAGACAACGGTCCCTGTGTAAGTTCCATCAGCCACCATAATAGTAACCGCGTATCCGTTCAAATCTAACGAACAAGCAACGTCTACTGCTTTCTGAATTGTCTGAAAGGCTCCTGTAGTTCCGCTATTGAGGCCGTTATTGCTGTTATTCCCATCAGTGCGAACATAGTAGGTCCTGTATCCAGCAATAACTTCTCTACCCGTACGCGCAACCCAAGACGTATCACCCGGAGCGGCAGTTAAGTAAGCCCACTGGTTATAAGAAGCCGGGGTGGATACCTTTGGGGCCAAACCGTGAGCACTCGTTGAGGCGTTAAGCGTTGTTACGTCGGTAGGCGCAGCCAAACCGTCCAATTTCAACGGCGCAACACTTACCCACTTCGTCCCATTACTTTGTAGAAAGTTTCCTGACGTTGATGGGACGACATTTGGAACGTTGTTAGAGTCGTTGATTGCTTTAACGGTTACGTACTTTGTGTCGTCGGTACCTGTGTTGAAGTCAACAGCGGATGCCTTTGGCAGCAAGACAGGAAGTCCTACAGAGTTCCATTGCGATCCGTTTGCAACGAGCAAATTATTTGAAACCGTTGGGGCTACATTCGGAATGTTGGGCGGAAGATCTCCTGGAGTAATATACTTGTTGGTGATCGTCCGCGCGATGATTTCAGCCTGACTTGCGCGAGACGTAATTGCCAGTTTCAAATCAACCTGAGCTTGGAGATTCCCCGCAGCATCGTTTGTAAGTTGGTCTTTCATCGCGTTAAACCAAGTCGTGAATTGGTCGTTCCATTGGGTCAAAAGTGCGTCTGTCGTTACGCTAGTGACAACACCGGTGACAAATGGGCATTCCGTGGTTCCAACAACATTTTCAATCATGCCCTGGGTAACTTGCAGCGGATTCAAACCGCGGTGAATGTACGCCAGAGGATACTGATGAATGTAGCCAGAATTAACCATGACCGGCTTTACCGCGGTGTTACCGTTGAATGTTCCATTCACGGTTTTAATCGCGTTAGCACGAACCGCCGGGTCAGTGTTCACTTCGAGAACGATCGCTTGATAGGCGTCGGTCAGCCAAGTAAAACCGGTGTCGTTAGTGTTGACACGAAGAGGAGCGTCAACGTTTGTCCAGGTCCCGTTGAACCAAGCCCGTCCAATGCCGACTTTGACGCCGTCATTGTCGGATAGGACAAACATGCTCGTACCGATAGAAGAAAAGACACCGTCTCGGATAAGGCCGTTAAACAACTCGCCAAATTGGCTAGCGTTGTAAGACCGGTCTCCACCAACGGAGTTGTAGAATCCATATGTTAAAGACATCAGCATACCTCCTTAAGGTATCGCAGCGAACGTTGGGTAGTGTTTAACGCCGTTAGAGTCTTGGCTATTGACATATTCAATCACACGAGAATCTGAGGCGTGCCCGTACGCATCTGCAACTTGGACTATGTCCCCGATGAAATAATGCGTGTTGTAGACAAAAGTTCCGCCAGCAGTAACCTGACCCTCGAATTTCTCTTCGACAGTCTTAGACGCTAACTCCGAAGCACCTTTTTGCTCAAGCAGAGCTAGATACTCGGCAACTTTTGCCGCGATCGAAGCACTGTATTGTTCTTCAGTGTAGACCGGAGTGTAAGCCAGCGTTTCATTTGTGGAAGATCCGGCGTCAAGATAGGTCTCTCTTCTGTCGAGATCTGTCCCAGCGCCTCCAGGCATGTTAACTGTTACCCGAATAATCGAGCCGTCGTCGCCAGTTCCCTCTACCAAAATAACCGTCTTAAGACTCTCGGTAGATATGTTGTATGTTGAACTAGCGAGATTGTTATTTGCCGGAGAGAAAACAACTGGCGGAGTCTGGCCTATCGCAACTGACCGGTCCGTTCCTGCGTAAAGTTTGAAGACGAAGTTTCCAGAGACAACAGTCAGCTTAAAACCTAGATTGTTAAGCTGACAGATCTCAAGAATTACTTCGTAAAGATTCTTTCCTTTGCAAGAATATGGAGCCATCGTCAAATTGTAGACGTTTGGATCAGTAGAATCCGCAAAGACAATCCGACTAAGAAGTCTGGAACTATCCGACGGTGAAATCGCATTCTCGGTTATGATCCTGTGTATCGCTGTTTGAATGTTTCCGCTGATCGTCGTTCCGTCCCAAACATCTCGACGCTTTAAGATGGATTCAAGAGACTTCGCTTTTGCATGAAGCTTGTTTCCATTTGTGACGTCCGAGGTTATCTCTAAACCCTCCAGAACCATCGTTCTGTCGGAGTCGGGAATGGTCATGAAGTACGTGTTCGCTAGGTTTGCCACATTATTGGTTGTTGGCGCAGCTACGATTTCAGCGTCCCCCTCGCCGCAGTATTTGTCCTTCCAGATCAAGGATTCAAACACGTCGAAAATTCCCACGGGGACTAAGTTCTTAGTAAGCAATGTTACATTCATTTTTACATCCCTTCGTAGGCCACACGATTTTCGATGCTTACAACGAGGTGGTCGTCGCCAGCGGTAGCGTCATACATGAACACGTTTTCGCCCTTGTCGAGCATGAACCAGCTAGGGTCTCTCTCTAAGGTGTAGAGCCAGTTGTATTCGATCGCATTCCTAAGTAATTTGACGGTCTTGTTGCCTTGCAAAGTCGAAATAGTTACCGTGTCTCCACTTTGAATTCGACTTGTGTCCTGTCCTTCGATCCCGCCGACTAAGTTTGGTGTTATCACAAACAGTTTAGGATCTCCGTCTTTGAGCATTCTGAAATCCCAAGCACTACCGCCTATAGCGTTTATCCGGATAACGATCCCGACCTTTCCTTCTCCGTCGTAGAACAGACTCTTTCTTCCAATCGGTTGGAAAGTCCCGAATTGCAGAAGATTTGAGTTTAAAGAGTTGTTCACTAGCGGGAATTGGAAAGACGCCGAGGTGACACTCATGGACGTTATTTGCAAATCAGGAGCGTAGAAGAAAGGATCGTGGCAGATAACAGATATCACGCACCCTTCGTCTTTGCTGAAGATCGTCGGCTTGTTCGACTCGACGTAACCATAGATGTCGCCAACTCGGGTGTCCGAGATAAAACGCATCTTGATCTTTTCCCCAACAGGGAAATACTTGTACGTCGCGCGTCGCATGGCTTCAACAGTCGGATTAAACAAAAACCCAAGATTGAAAACAATGCTGCGCTTTTCGACTCTCGTAGAGTTAAACTCGTCGCCTGCGGTAGATCCGTTTGGGGTAGATGAGATCGTAGCGTCTGGAGGTCCGAGTCCCTCAATTCCAGCATCACGAATGAAGAACCCAGATTTCTCTGGGCTCTTCAACTCGATCGTGACGGACTCTCCGCGTGCGTTCGTTACAGTTACACTGTCTATCATGGTAAAATTCCTTTCAGTGTGGCTATCGTACGCTGATTGTACTTATACAGCTCGTAAGCCGACGGCGCCGTTGGAGCGTTGATGTTTTGAGTTAGGGAGATGACACTCCCATTTTGATTTCCGTTTGAGTCCACTGTAGCAGTAGGATAGTTGTTGTCATTACGTCCTTGAACGCTTGGCATTCTATCTGCTACGAAACCAACGTTTAGATTCTTATCGCCGAATAGAGTTCCGAACTTCTGCGCTCCAGCCCTAACGTCCGAAAGATCGATTACCGGGCGAATTGTTGGGGTCATGTCGAAGTTCTGGTTAACCGAATCAGCGATTTGCGCCAAAGCACTACCTAAAGTAGCAACTGCGGTTCTCTTTAGATCCTTTGTCCCGGACCTAATTCCATCACCGATGGCATCAGGTATTTTATTCCCAAGGTCTTGAGGAGCATTTGGATCTTTTCTACCAGTTAACCATGCAATAGCAGCCGAGATAGCATTTTTTATGATGTCTTGCAACGCGTGGATGACTTGTGAAACGTTGTTGTAGATACCTGTTACTAGATTCTCAACGAACGACTTAGCAAATTCCCACGCAACTTTAAGGAACTCTGGTGCTCTTTCTTCGATTGCCTTTCCTATTGCGATAAGTAGTTGCGTTATGAAGTTTAGAGCAGCATCGACAAGCGGAGCCAGATTTGAAGCAAGGGCATTAACGAAGGATACTACAAATGCGACTGCCGAAGCAACGATTCGCCATGCGTCCGACGCTAAACCCTCAAGAAGTTTGACCAGAATTGTAACACCCTTCTCGATTAGTCTAAGAGCATTTTTGTCGATAACGTCCAAGATTGAGTCGATCAAAGTTACGACAGCTTCCAAGAACATTGGAACAGCAACGTTCCAACCGTCCAACATCGTCTTCAGAATTGCAATGAATGCTTCCTTGATGACGAATGCATTAGCGGCAAGAGAAGACGCTGCCATTGCTAAGATAGCTCCGATTCCAGCAGCCATCGCCGCCAGCATCGTCATACCTATAGCAAAGGATAGGATGCCGACCCCAATTAGGCCGATAGCAACGCCAAGCAACGC